AAGCGTTTATTGGCGGTAAACATCCCCGGTCAATCCTAGTTGATCCCTCTGCAAAATCATTCAAGAATCAGCTAATCGCAGACGACTTCAAGAGAGTAAAGAACGCCAACAATACCGTAAATGATGGGCTCGCAAAAATAGCCAACGCTTTCCAAACTGGCAAACTAATCATAGTCCAAAATAAATGCCCTCAGTTAATTGACGAGATTGGCGGTTACGTCTGGGATTCTAAAGCATCCGAACGCGGTGATGAAAGACCCGTCAAAGAAAATGATGACCTTCTCGATTGCCTACGATATATTGGCAATGAAATATTTTGAGGTGAATATATGACAATAACAAACATTAACAATTTATTTAAAATTGGCAATCAATGGCCGCCAGAATCGGAGCTTTCCCGACTGACTACTTATACAACTAACCAGCGACTTTTCGAGGGGAAACACGACCTGGTCTTTAACCATAACTCAGCAGATGAAACACGTAAAAAAGATATCGTCACGAACTGGCATAAACGAATATGTACTTTGTTTGCTGATTTGGTGGTTGGGAGTCCTCCAGACTTCACCGCCGAGAATCAACCTACAATGGACAGAATAACCAACAATAATAAAATGGACATACTTTTATATAATTCTGTCATTCATATTCTGAAATATGGGAATGCAGTTCTCAAAATTCGATACGACGAACGCGCCAAAATCGATCTTATCAATCCCGGTCTGTGGTTCCCCGTAATCTCGCCAGATAATAAAGCTGAAGTCGAATCTCACGTTATCGCATGGACATTTAGCGAGAACGGAACAGACTATTTAACCGCTGAAATTCACCGCAAGGGATCAATTGAGAATCGGCTGTACGTGATGAAAGACGGCAAAATATCTAACGCTGTCGAATTATCCACCATCGAACGTTATAAAGATATTCCCGACTCTCAGAAGACTGGCGTCAATGACTTCCTAGTTATTCCATTAACTAATATCGGAGCCGAAAGTGTTGTCGGAACTGATGATTTCACAGATATCAACGGACTTATCAAAGAACTTGAGAACAGACTTATAAGAACATCCCGAACTTTAGACAAATTTAGTGATCCGAATATTGTGGGTTCGGAAGCTTCAATAAACATAGATCCCGACACCGGCGAGAGTGATATTGAAATTGGTGGTGGTCGATTCATCCCCATCGGTGAAGATGGAACTGCCCCTTACTATCTGGTTTGGGATGCAAAACTAGAAGCTTCATTTAAGCAGATCGAAGTTATATTATCTGAATTATATATAATGTCGGAGACTTCCGCCGCGTGTTTCTCGGATCTCAAAACCGGATTGGCGGAAAGTGGATCAGCCCTTAAGCGGCTACTTATGCCGACATTAGCAAAAGTTAATCGGCTGAAAATCGTAATGGAAGCTCCATTAAAAGATGTACTGAGAACCGCCGCCGATATCGAAGTTGCATCAAAGTTATCCGGTGCTACAAAACTCGAAAATATTTCAATAGATTGGCGGTCATCTCTTCCTGTTGACATGAAAGAGCTGGTCGATATTGAGACTCAGCGGGTAAACTATCGGCTCACTTCAAAACATAGCTCTCTAAAACGATTGAATGAGGGTGCAAGTGAAGCTGATATTGAAGCCGAACTAGCGGCAATAGACGGCGAACAATCCAGAGAATTTGGATTTATGAACTTAGAACAATAAAAATATCGGGCGAACTGGCCCTAAAACGTAGGTATATCTATGACTGAAAATAATAATAATGATGCTGGTGACGGCAACCAGGATAATAACGCCGGGAAAAATGATAAACTTTTCACGCAAGAAGAACTAAACGCCAAAATTTCAGCACGTTTAGACCGTGAAAAGACAAAATACGCCGAACTTCAACAGCAATTTGATGAATTACAAGCGAAGATTCATGACGATGAATTTGACAGCTTGAAAAAGAAAATTCTTGCATCAAAAGAATTGCCGGAAGAGCTGGCGGCTAGATTAAACGGCAAAACCGAAGAAGAGCTTACGGCGGATGCTGAGAAATTAGCATCAATAGTCAACGCTAAAAAATCGGTTGGCAGAAATACTAATCCCGCCGATAATGGAGCGGTTCTATTTACTGTCGCTGAAGTTAAAGCGATGACTCCAGAGCAACGCATAGCGAATATGGGACAGATTGAAAAACAACTGAAAGATGGAACTTTGAAATAGGAGGTAATTATATATGGCATTAAATAATTTTATTGGTGAAGTTTGGAGTGCGAAAGTACTAGAAGCACTTAGGAAAAATCTTGTTTTCGGACAAGACGGAGTAATTAATAGGAATTATGAGGGAGAAATTAAGGGGAAGGGAGATACTGTAAGAATAACTGCATTTAGCCCCATCACCGTTGATGACTATGATGCGGCAACCGGGTTATCTGATCCCGAAACTCTCGACGACGCATCAACTACGCTTGCTATATCCAACGATAAATATTTCAACTTTATGGTTGATGACGCGGACAAAGCGCAAGCCAACGTTGAACTTATGAAAGCCGCCACTTCTGACGCGGGTTATCAACTCGCAGACGCCGCTGATGTTATTATCGCTTCTCTATACGATCAAGCAGACACCGGCAACGCTGTTGGAACTGACGCTTCCGCAAAAGTTCCCGACAACACCACCGCCGGATCTACATATCTTGATTATATTGCCGATCTCAAACAGAAGCTTGACGAGTCCAACACGCCCCTAGAAGGACGTTGGCTAGTTATCCCCCCATGGTATCTCAACGGCCTAATCAAGATGGAAGCCATTAGAAGCGATGCACAAAGCGGTTCTGCTGATGGTCTTAGAAATGGATGGTGCGGCAAACTTTACGGCTTCGATGTTCTGCTCTCTAACAACGTGCAGACTAAAGTCGGAACTGGACCTAAGACCAACTATAAGATCATGGCGGGTTATCCCGGAACTATCACCTTCGCCGATTCAGTTAACGAAGTCGAGGGATACCGCCCGGATAAATTCTTTGCTGATGCTGTGAGAGGCCGTCACGTGTACGGCGCTAAAGTTGTTAGACCTTCATCTCTAGCTGTACTGACTGCAAGACAAACATCTTAGATATATTATTATAATATTAGGAGGATACTAATATGGGACGTTCTGAAATTACTGTAAATGAATTAAATGGTGCTTTCGCAAACCATGAAACCGCCGATGCCATCGATAAAGCCAACGATCACTCTATAGCCGCCGCGTCTAACTTCGAAAGGATGGTTATTTCTTTTGAACTTTCCGCCGCAACAGCCGCCGACACTATAACCATTGTGGCCGGAACTGCTCACCCAGCATTTAGAGCGGGAATCGGTGATCTAACTTTTTCTGCTGCTGGCGGAGCTGAAAGGGTTTGTATCGGACCTATTGAGACCGCTAGATACCTACAAACCGATGGTACTATTCATATCGATATTGCCGGTACTTCTATCGCCGGAACTATTGACGCTTATTCCGTACCCTGAATGGGGGCGCATAAAATGGGTGTCGACTGGAGGCTGATATTAGCATTTATGGTTGGATTAGCCATTATTTTGAAAGTATTAACCATTACAATTAATTTCTCGTAGGTGTAAAAATCCACCTACATTTTAATTTATTGAAGGTGAATATATGACAGATTATATTAGTGTCGGTGATGCAACAACGTATTTCGGCGTAACGCTCCATCTTTATACTGATGCGTGGACTGATGCAAGTGCCAACGATAAAGCTGCTGCTCTCAATATGGCACAACAGAAGATCGAATCTATCAGATGGAAAGGGCGAAAATACGATGAAGATCAAGACCTACAATGGCCGCGTTATGTAAAAGTTAAGAACGTTTGGAAGATCGCCGTTTATGATGATACCGCAGAGGATGCCGTAGTTCCACAATTCATAATTGATGCAGTTTGTGAAGAAGCGTTAGAACTTCTCAGAACTGGAGACAGCCAGCGGCGAAGAATGCAAAAAGCGGGGTTATCGGAGTTTTGGCTATCCAGCGAAGTTAAAGAAAAATATAATTCTAATGGATCAATAAAAGATACTGGATTAATTAGTTGGGAAGCTTACCATCTCGTTAAAAACTGGATCGGTGGCCCGGTGGCGATACGATGACAGATGATATTATAGATGACTATCTCCCTCACACTGCCTACAAAGAAGTTCCCGGAACCGCAACAATATGGGAGGGCGACGTAACCGGCGATGGTTCATTAACTCCGCTGGCTGGTCCACCATCTAGCAACTACGGTGTTAAAGTGACAGTCTCAGGGACCGATTGTACTGGAACGGTGAGCATAACGGGTGATTCAACTAGCGGCGGTGTTATAACTGAGGCTTTAACTTTTACGTCTGCTAGAAGCAAACTAACCGGGTATCTGTTTGATTCTGGTGTTCCTCTTGTCTCGATTACAACGTCTGGATTTACTAATACTCATATAAAATGTGAATATGTCGATGGTGGCGGAACTCTATTAACTGGAGCTGCATCATGGGATGACTTTCCGTGCAGATGGGATGATGTAGAGGTATTTTACTGGTCGGATTTGGGGGCGGCTACTTTGTCGGATGCTGTTATGATTTGTAAAGAAGAGATTACGACAGATGACACGGTTAAGTATGATGATGTTGAGCATACGCCACTAAAGATAAAACCACGATCTGATTTAGATGGCAATGAGATGTACCGGAAGGTGATCTTCTGAATACTGGAAGAAAAGATTTGGATAAATATAGAAGTCGCCAAATTCATTATACAAAATTTAATAAAGATCGGGATGAGTTAGAACCGGAAGCGATGGAGAAGTTGGAACCCATTTATGATGAAGTTTGCGATGCTAAGCTTGATGCCATTGCGCGTATTTTGGGGCCACTATTTAAGAATGATTGAAGGTAACATTTATGTAGGATACGGTTACCACATATGGTACAAAATAGTTGGAGTGAAGAAAATGAGTTTAGGAGAAGTAACTGAGAAGGACGTTATAGAAAAAATCGAAACTCTTATAACTTCTACTGTTTTAGATGCTGCAAAATTTAGATTAAAAAATTTAATGGAAATAGAAGAAAACCGGGAGTTAACCAAAAAAGAAATGGTGAATATTCTTACATATTACATATTATACGAATCTCCAGATGGGGGCGTTCGTTCAAAACTCTCTAAAGACTATTCAGAATCTGGAGTAATTGAGACTAGCACCGGTAAACCACCCAAAGGTATGGGGTGGAGCGATAAATGATTACTGGATCTTAACTGTTACGAATGTTTTAGAGGAGGAACGGATATGAAGGTAATTGCCCTAATAATGGCTGTATTGCTAGTGGTCCCGGTATTAACAGTAACTGCACAGGAGACATACCAGATAGCAGAAGGTAAGTGGTTTGGCTGTGAAACTAAAGAGGAGTTTAATAAATTATTAGACTACCTTCTAGACGATGACTATGAAGCGTTTAATAATGCATTAGCCATAGGATTAATGACAGGAACATGCACAATATTCGAAAGCGGCGAAACTGTATATCTTGAAGATACGTCGATATTATCCGGACTTGTCAAAGTAAGGCGACCGGGAGAAACAAGAGAATATTGGACGAATTTAGAAGCACTTGAATAATATATGTTAAATGTTTTAATTTTTTAGATTTATTTAATTTTGTTTAGATTTTAGCATCGAATTCTTCCCTACAATCTCAAATACTCATCATATCTTTCTCTTTTAGTATGGTCTGCAACGTGAGCATATCGAAGAGTTGTTTTAATATCTTTGTGGCGTAACACTTCTTTAACTATTCGTATGTCGCATCCATTCGCGATCATTATCGTTGCGGGACTGTGGCGGCTAAATACATGAACTCCACCAGGTTTTCTAATATTCGCTTTCTTTTTATAATTTACAAACATACGATGTATATCGTTTCTATGCCACCTGTTAGCATGATCGGTATAGAATAGCGGTGTTCTGTCGTCGATAGTGATGGGTGGCCGGATTTTCAGATAGGTTCTCAGCGTATCGGCGCATTCATCGCTTATATATGCGATTCCATCGCGATTGCTCTTTGTCTCTCTCAATCGGAGTGTTTTAGTCTCCAAATTCAAATCGATATCATCGAGTTTGCATAACTCAGACGACCGAAGACAACCGTAGAATAGAGTTTGGAGCATTGCAAGGTGTTTGATGTTGGAACATACTGAGAAGATCTTTAAAACGTCTTCCTCATCGAAGTAATATGGGATGCCCTCATTGGGTTTCAACCTGATAAATGACCATTCAATCCCGTTCATTTTATAGAAATTCTTTATAGCAAAACAGGAATTATTAACATGGGACTTCGATAAGTCGGATTCGATCAGCGATGATCTGAATTGATCTGCAATTTCTGTTGATGGGTTATCGCTGTGCGCGAAGTCCAAAAAAACACCTAATCGGCCCGTATACAACTTTATAGTTTCGGCGCTAAGACCGATATTTCTCAGGTACGCCACATATCGTTTTAATATAGAATCTCTCTGATGTTCATATGCGGGTTTAGTATGCCAATCCACCTGTATTTTGCGCATTTTTAACCACCAACTCGATAGAGTTAATCTATTCGTGAGTTGGCGGCATTAGATCGAAAACCGCTATCTACCAACGCTATGCTGAATTGCTGCAAGTACAGTGAGGTTCAGGGCCTAGTCTCGCAGGAGTTCGTGGGTTCGAATCCCATCCCCCGCATAAAATTACCTTGCAGCATAGCGATTTTGCGAAGAGATCACGCCGCTTTAGTCTTACTTAGTTTTAGAAGGCCATATATATAGTTTTGTGGCATATTATGCAGAGCCTTGTCTCCCGAAAATGGCATAACATTTAAGAGTCTTGTGGGATCACTAAGGATCATGACG